ATGAAGATTTTATCATTCAACTGAATATCAATCAAGTCAGTTGGTTTGAAGTTCATATTCAGAGTTAAGATTCTCGCATCATCATCATACAATTCATTAATGTATCTTCCCCAATACTCAGTAAATGTACCGAATGGTGTGTAACCATCTACTTGTGGCTGGTGGAATGGATACCAAGTTCCATCAAAGTGAATTGATTTACCATCACCCACTGGATAGGATTGTATTGCTGCCATTGTAGAATATTGTGAAATAATAACATCACTTGGTGCTGATGTATCTCTTAAATAGAACTGAGAGTTAGCTGCACCCACAGCACCCTGATTATCTATTCTATATCCTAATCTTGGTTTGAACTTATATGCTTTATTATCTTGTCCATCCTTTTTGTACATAAGAGGTGTAATGATGTTTGGTGCACCAGGCACACCTTGTGTTGGTATTGGTGAAAAGAATCCACCAATCTTCTTCTTACCTTTTGGAATATCTGAATTAGATGTATATGTGTATGTACCATAAGGTCGTTCTGCATCAAAGTTTGTTTTAGAGTAATCAGTTAATACATCATTATCAAATGAATCTGCAAACTCTAACTCTAATGGTTGTGATTGTATTGGATGTTTAATAGATACTTTTTCAGCTCTATCATACTTATCACTCCAATCTTTAACTTGACCACCATCAGCCCATATATCGAATGGCTCAACAATAAGAACATTTCTTTCATCTCTTTTTGGTTCTAATACCAAGTTAAACTTTTCAATAATACCTTTTAAGAAATCTAATGATTTAATTGATGCATCAAACTGCTGAGCAATATCAACAGTAGCACCAATGGCATTGATTGGAGAATAAAGAGTTTGGAACGTTCTATCAGCTGATAATAAAAGGTCTACATCACCACCTGGGTTAGAACCTTCATATGTAAAGTCTAATCTAACCGTATCAAATTCTGATAAGTTGATACCCGCTGTTGAGAAGTTAATAGTACCAGTTCCAATATTACCAACATCATATTGGGTTTGTGTTACCAATGAACCATTGACTATCAGCTTTAGAACAAGTTCACTAATAGCGTTTGTTGTAGGGTCTGGGTTTGTAAATGGTATAGTTGCACCAAATGCGTATTGACCAGAGTTAGTGACTGTGAATGTACTTGTACCTGTGTTGAATCCATTCAGAGGGTCAAATATTTCATCGTTAAATGTTAGTGTACCAAAATCACCAATACCATAAAGAGTTTCTGTTCCTAATGCAGTTGCTTGGAAACCTGAACCTTGTGCTGAATCACTTAGGATACCATTCTTATCAGTATTCGTTGATAGGAAGTATATACTCTTAAATTCATCTGAGTTAAGGAATGATGATGAATATTCATAGTTTACTGATTCAAAGATTTTATCAATAACAGCTTTAACCCTAACTGCAGGTTTAAACTGCTGAATAACCATTGGTGAATTTGGATTATCTACTTTACCAAACTGACCACCCATAGCAAGTGGATAAGCATTAGCTATAGTACCATCCAATCCATAATCAATCAATGGATAAAACACATCACCATTTAAGAATGAATCATCATCAGCAAAACTCTCAGTAACATTCGCTGGTGTATATAAGTGTTCTAAATCACTAAAATCTAATTCACCTAAGTATTGGTCACCAACCAATGTAGTAAAGTCAACAGCCTCATTTACAATAGTAACATTATAGATAGTATCTTTGTATGTATCAGTAACAACATCATTTAAGATAAGATTACCCTTAAATACTTCTGCACCATTCTGTAATACCTGACACGGAATGGATTGTTTGAATCCTCTTACATTTTGTGAGTTAACATTAAATGCAGCAACAAAGAATTGATTATTGTTCTTACTACCAGGCAATGCAACATTCTGTGATGCGATTCCAAAGTTAGAACCAATCTGATTATTCTGAATAGCAGAGATATCTAATCTGAATGATATATCTTCAAATGTATCCAAGTCATATCGGACACCTCTAACATTACATCTAAGTACTAATCCATTTGCCATATTATCTTGACCTTCTATTGTTTGCGAATTTATAAGATAAACTTAATCTGTACATCTTATCAGTACGAGGATTTGTTTTATAATCAAAGTTTGTAGTTTCAATCACCACAGGCATAAACTGTGCTTCCTCTGGGTTTCTATATGTACCAGGGTCTGTAGTACCTACCTGAACGTAAACATTAGGCGATTCCACTAATTGCCTTAACCAATCTGCTTCTTCTTGTGATAACCAATCTGATTCAGCACTTCTTACTTCTTCGTATTGAGTTGAGTATTGTCGTGTACCTCTTCTATTTACATCGTAAGGTACAGTGTATGCAGTATTGTTTGAATAGTTTACAAATCCTTGCTGATAGGTTTGTCGTGTGATTGTATCACTAATAGAAATTGCGTAAGGGAATGTATAATAATCCCAAGCTCCTAATTCATTCAACCATGCGAAACGTGTACCTTCATAATCACATTCAGGTTCTTGCTTAACATACCATCTTTTACTGTATTGTCCAAATGAGTTATTTAAACCTGCATCATCCTGTCCTTCAACGAATGCAGAGTAACTAGCCCAACCTGAAGGAATAGTAAATCCTGCATCAGTTAAGTTAGCAATACCTGTACCGATATGTATCATTTTACTTGAATCAGTTTGTAATCCTGCTACAGCATTCCAAAGTTGTGTTGATACAGTCCTTGGCCCTCCACCATTTGATACAATATTTTTATAATCGAATCCTCCAAGCCCTACACCATCTTCATCGTAGAATGTAAATTGTATATTAAAGATATCCTGAGCGTTAGTTGTTGAACCATCAAAGTTACCATTGATAAATGATAAGGTTGCGTATTCACCTTCTCTGATACTTTGTGTAAATGGTGCTTCAGTTAAAGCATGTTGATATTCAAATACAGAACCAGTTGATGCTAATGGGGTTTGATAATAAGAACCAGATTGCCAATTCCAATCACCACTATTCATCTCTACAACACCATCTAAAAGATATACAAAAGAACCTGATAGAGGATTCTGTAAACTAACTGATGATGATACAGATGAGCCAGTCTCTTCATAAAAGATTACATTGAATTCATTTGCAGAAGCGTTTTTAGCTATCTTTTGGGTTTTCCATATTTTATCCTCACCCATAAAATCTTTTGCAATCTGAGATATATTAAATACACCTTTTGCAAGAACTAATGAACCTGCAGGCGATGGCTCTTGCTTTACAATAACTGAGTTATTATCTTTATCTATAATCTTTGCTACAAACTGAAATTGTGGTTCACTACCATTGTTTGATGAGACTACATAGATTAAATCAGAATCTACCAAGTTCGGTGTTGTTGGATTTTGTCTTTCTATTAATGCCATATTATGTTTCCTTTAAATATTTTGAAGGAGGAACAATGATATTGTTTGCATCTTCTACCCCCGCTTCTTCTAACTTTGGAATTAAAAAATTATTGGTAACTTGATTAATACCAGATTGTATGAATGGACGTGGTTTTAATCCCTTCTCAGCGATTGATTTCCTTGCAGCGAAGGGTAGTGGTCCACCGATTACTTTTGATTGAAATTGACCAGGAGGATAGATTGATTCCTGCGCTGGTGAAACCTTAATCTTAGTACCATTGATACCACTATCTTGATACAAACCATAATCTTCACCTGTAATCTCTATTGAGAAGTTGTTATCCTTAACTACTGCTCTACCCTGATATGAACCTGCTAACTTACCACTTTTAAACAAACCATTACTAATAGCAGAATCTCTTATTGCTTCTGCCATAAGAGGTGCTGCCTGTTTGATTACTTGTTCTATATTTGGAAAGTCGCTCATTAGTTCGGAATATTACAATAAGTTAAACCTGATGAATCAGTTATAATATCAAATGTACCTAACCACCCGAACAAGCGGTCTTGAAATGCTTCTTGAACTGGTGTTACACCCGTTAGATTAACTTCATAGGTTTGTTGTTCAGTACCATCTCTGAAGTATGTGTACACATCATATAGAATTCTTTCACAGTCGCTCATAGTTTGAATATCTGTAGTTCTATCTAACTTAGGTATATCTAAGATGTAAACTTCAAATGTCAACGTTCTTTGCCCATAAGGTTGAATACCTAATGATGCCATCGGACGTACCCAACATAGGGTATAGGGCTGATTCATCACATCATTGAGCTTATCCAAAGAACCATGTCCAAATGATTTGATATGGTCGTGATAGGTAGCAGCTGTTTCGAACTTCTCTATAATTTCTCTGTATGTTTTCATACTTTTCTTCCTTTATACTTCATTATATATCTTTCTATAATATGTTCCTCAGAACCTATTAGTTTGGAGAGGTATGGTATTGTATATTTTGATTTAGACCTGTGAAGAGCTACAATCTGTTTTTGTTGGTTCTCTGTATGCTCATCGAATCTACTTTCATATTGTTTGTAAACCTCAATGTATTTTCTACGTTCACTTAAAGATACCCACCTAAGATTCTCAACTCTATTATCTAATTTGTTACCATTTATATGTACGACGTGTTCCCAATTTTTTGGATTATCTAAATAAGCTGTAGCTACTAATATATGAACATTCTTTGTTCTTTTATTTACATTAGTCATTGCATAACCTCTTTTACTTTTTGTAATCTTCAGTTTGCCTTTCGGTCCAAATACATTTCCTTCTGTATCTACTGACCATCGTTCGTGACCAACTATAGCTTTCATCTTATCTAAGATTTTGTAATCGTAACTGTCTCTCCTTCTTTTCTTGTTCTTTTGCAATCTCTGTTTCCATGCTTAACCAATTCAGTATGAAAATAATATTGCTCTTTAATATATTAGTATCTCCTGTAATATTTAGGATTCTTGTTGTGTCAAGGTTTCTGAGGATGTAGAGCCACCCATAGTGTTCAGCGATTGAAGTGCCCCCTCTATTACCCCTAGCATCTCCTCCTTCTCCTCCATCGTCAGGTCCTCCGAAGATATTATCGAACTTAGAGAGAGTTGCATTCCTAAGCCCAAAAAAAAACTAAGAACTCCGATGCAGTACTCTAATGGAAGGTCTTTGAAGATATCAACTCTCCAATCTCTCGTCTCTGTATCATACTCTTCTACCTCATAGTACTTGAACATAGATTCATTCTCACCCTTTAGGATTTTGATGTATGATTTATGCATCCACTCCAATGAGTTGAACTTATGTGATTTGATAGGTCTGTAAAGGATAGCAAGTATCTCTTCTAAGTTATTCACTGGGTCTTTCAACCTTCTTTCCAAATCAATGAACTCTGCTACAGTCATCTTACTCAATGGTTGGAATCCATAGATGATATCTTTGAACTCAAACACTGGGTAGAACTCACCACCCGTCTCATGCATAATACGACCTGCTTCACTATAGATTTTCATCAAATCAGTTAGTGACCATCTCTCAATCTCTTCTACATCTCTTTCAGTAAGTGCACTTACCGTCATAATAATCTTCTCTAAATCATCTAAGTGTTCAAATGAACCCAATGCTTTATAGTGCTTGATAGAGAAATACTCAGGTAGCGTTACTGTAGTTGTTTTCTTTTCCATTATTGTTCCTGTTTAATTCATTATATTATCAGTCAATAGTTCTGATTGTGTAGACACAAAAACTCCTCAGGTAAGGAGTTCCGACATCTTAGACCTGAGGAGAAACGAGTTATAGGGTTATGGCAGTAACCAATATATAACAAAGAGGTCACTCGTTTTTTGTAGTAGTTATAAATTGTTTCAGGCCACATGGGATAAAGACCGTCAACATATTAATATATAACTAACATATATAATTGATTTACTTTAAATACTTTCTTGTCTTTCGTTTAGCTATTCTCCAAACTGTTGACCTATTCTGTACACCTGATGCTCTCCAGATTCTTGCGATACTATACTTACCAGTATCATATTGTTTTCTAATCCATCTTACTACATCATCTGATATTGTAGATGCATGATGCGATTCACCCATTGTAGAATTCAATCCATTCATATATGCATGCGTAACATTATAAGAACCATCACACCATTCTAAGTTTTCAATTCGGTTATCGGTTTTGATTCCATTCTTATGATTAATCTGAGGAAGGTTATCAGGGTTTGGTATGAATAGTTCAGCGACCATTCTGTGTACCATATAGTACTTCTTCTTCTGTACCCCATCTACTGTACCTAAATGCCTACCAACTCTGTAGTAACCATTCTTTGCTATATTCCCAATTCGTTTTCCCTTTGGGTTATAACATATTCCATTCTTATCTACGTGGAAGTTTGTGTCTTTGTATCTCTGCATTGTTGCTCCTTTAAATTTGTTTTGTTTATTATAAGTATGCAAGTTCATACAAAAACCACCATTTATTTCAAACTATTTTCCTTATTTAGAATGATTCTAAATTGCCCCCACCTCACCGAAGTAGGGAGAGGGCTTGATATGCTTCTCAGCACCTCTCAGTTTTGCTTTTAAGGGGTTGTATTTGCTTTATTACATTGACAAGTATCACATCCACATTTGGTATCCTTTACATCCTTTCTGAAGTATTTACCTAAGATGTTTCCGTTTAGTGAATTCTCATCTTCTAATACATTGTAATAGAACTGATAGTAGGTTTCGTAGTATCCCAATCCCTTTTTTGTATAACATAAATGGATGATTTCTCTTTTGAATTCATCTCGCTTACCTTCCTTTACTTCACTCTTTATCCAATCGTTTGATGAGTAGTACTTTCTCCAATCAGATTCTTTGGTTACTCTTCTCTTTCTTTTCGTTCCTTTTAGTGGAGGTAAGGTTCTATTTGAGTAAAGTGATTTCTTGCCTATATAGTATTTACCTGTTGGTATATGCGTTATCTTATATACGAATCCTATTCCTTCTGGTGTTTCCACTACTTCTTTATCTCTGTAATACCACATCTTATCTTAAGCTTCCTATCTTAATTCCACTTCCTCTTTTACTATTTACTCTGTTCCAATTCACCATTGCAAGAGAGATGACAGTATCATCATGGAATCCTTGCGGATGTGTATAACGTATTTTGCCTGATGGGAGTACTTCGTATTCAAATATTTCGAGTTCTTCGCTTAGATAAGGGAATAGATTGTATGAAGGTAATTCTATTGCTCCATCTTGTATATCACCCATTAATCTTCTGATGATGTTCTCTTTGGTTTGTTGCGTTTGCGTTAAAGGAGAAGTTCTACTGAATTTTTTCTTTACCATTTCGTATATCGGGTCTCCCACTCCGTTTACCTCTAAGAGCAAATCTGATACTTTATAGTGTTTACATATCTCTACTACTTTATCTACTATCTGAGAGTATTCTATTTTGTTATCTCTCCATATGTAAAGTACTCTTCCCAACTCATCCATTATTGTAAGTACAGTGTAATCACCTTTATTACCAATATCTAATCCACCATACACCCGCATATCTCTGTTTCTATCAGGCCAATTCTCCCAAATACAAACCTTATCAATCCCTTGGAATACTGAACCTTCATTATCCTGCCATTCTGCTAAGAATTCTTGCTTAAATATCTTTGGGGGTAAGGTTCTCTTCTGTTCATCAATAAACTGCTCTGAAACGTAAGGAGAATCGATTGAGGAGCCATGATAAGACCTGTAGTTATCATGCGAATCTGATTTACCCATCATAAAGATATCATAGAACCAATTCTTTCTTTTAGGTGTTCCAGTTATAACACATTTCTTACCTGCTGCAGTTAGAGTAGGTAGTATAGATTGTTTCCAAGCAATATCTTTTACATCTTGTGATTCATCAATGAATGCATACTGAATGGATAGACCTCTAATGGTCTCAGGCCTTTCTGATGATTTAAACCAAATGGTTGTACCATTGATTAATTGCATTACAAAGTCTGCTTTATTTGCTGACTTGATTAGACCTGCTGGGTGTAA